GCAACGCTAGTCAATGCGCCCGTCATTACGACTTATCAAACACTCGATGGAAAAGCCTATAAGCACATCGATGATCAGTGGACGCTCAACCTTGAGCTTCTTGCAGACTGGGGCGTTGCATCATCACTCTTTGAAGCAATGTGGACTGCTGCTGATACTGCTCCAAACACAACTTTGGCCGTGTCATTCACTGCCGTTACTGGCGCAGTCTTTACATGCAACGTGTATCCAGTATTTCCTTCCGTTGGCGGCACTGCTCCAGAAGCACAAACAGATTCTTGGGCTATGTTAGTCGATGGCAAGCCAGCCGATACATTCAGTTAATCAATAGAAACGGGAGCAAAGAATGAGACTACCAATCACAATCGAATACACATCAGGCGAGTTTGGCACTTACACTGCACAACCGCCAGAGTGGGCTAAATGGGAACAAAAGACAGGCAGCACAATCTCGCAAGCGCAGGAGAAGATTGGAATCTCTGATCTTCTCTTCCTTGCGTGGAATGCGATGAAGCGTGAAGCTGGTGGCAAGCCAATCAAGGGCTATGAGATCTGGTGTGAAACAGTAGCCGACGTGACAGTCGGTGACGTTCTCCCAAAAGTTACGCCGCCGGAAGCGTAAATCGAATCCTTGTGGAGTTAGCAATAGCCACAGGCATTCCGATGAGCGAATGGACGACGGCGGAGCAGATCTATACGGCCTTCGAGATACTGGAGAAAAAGAATGAGCGACAAGGTTGAGATTGCCTATGACAAGGCAGACCTTCGTCGCATCACTTCGGCATTCAAGGCGATGGACGGAGCAGCTACTGATGCAGCTAAAAGAGAATCGTCAGCTCTTGCAGAGTTTGCTCAAGGCAAGATTCAGCAAAAGGCGACCAGTCGAGGCGAGGCCGCCAATCGAATTGCCAGTGGTTCCCGTGTGTCTAAATCTTCCAAGATTGGCGAGCTATCTTTCGGCTTCGTAAGTCAGAAGTTCTCAGGCGGAGCAACGACAAAGGATCTTTGGGGCGGTACAGAGTTCGGATCTATTAAGTTTAAGCAATTCCCAAAATGGTCAAACTCTAAGGGCTACTTTATTTATCCGACACTCCGCGAAATCCAGCCAGACTTGATTGCAAAGTGGGAAAATGCTTTCGACCGAATCTTGAAGGAGTGGTAAATGGCCGGACAATCGCGCACACTCAAGCTCTCGATTCTTGCTGATGTAGATCAGCTCAAGAAATCACTGGCGCAAGCTAACGGAGACGTGGATAACTCTTCATCAAAGATGGGCGAGTTCAGCAAGAAAGCCGGCCTAGCATTCGCAGCCGCCGGCGCTGCTGCTGGAGCCTACGCCGTCAAGCTTGCAGTCGATGGAGTTAAGGCCGCGATTGAAGATGAAGCTGCACAGATTCGTCTAGCCACTGCATTAAAGAATGCCACTGGTGCAACGAATGAAATGATTGCATCGGTAGAGAAACAAATCCTTAAGACATCTTTAGCCACTGGTGTGGCAGACGATAAACTCCGTCCAGCCTTGCAGCGACTTTCGCTATCAACAAACGATGTCACAAAGGCTCAGGATCTTCTCAATCTTGCTCTGGACATTTCTCAAGCTACTGGAAAGGGCTTGGATTCAGTAGCTAACGCACTTGGTAAAGCTTACGACGGCAACACGGCAGCTCTAGGCAAGCTAGGCATCGGACTATCGGCCGCAGAGCTTAAAGCGATGTCATTCGAAGAGACGCAGACCAGGCTTTCAGATCTATTCGGTGGCGCAGCAGCAGCTAACGCAGAGACATTCGCCGGACGCCTTGAGATTCTTAAAGTGACCTTTGATGAAGCCAAAGAATCAGTCGGTGCAAAGCTTCTGCCAATCATTCAGCAGCTTGTTGAGTTCGTGGTAAATCAAGTCGTTCCGGCACTTGGAAAGTTCGCTGATTTCTTTAAGCCAATCACAGACGCAATCAATAACAACAAAGAAGCCTTTACAGAATTTATTGGCTTTATTCAGAAGTACGTCGTGCCGGTTCTGGTCACAGTCTTAGGCGGAGCTTTCAAGGTAGTCGGCGAGATTGCTGGCGGCGTTATCAATGTTATCGGTGCGGTCATCAAAGGATTAAACGGATTGATTGCCGGAGCCGTTGCTGGAATCAATGCTCTGATTCGTGTCTATAACTCAATTCCATTCTTGCCTAACGTCTCACAGATTTCAGCTCCACAAGTCAGCGTTCCCACAGTCACAATTCCAAAGACGACTACTGCAACACCTAGCATTCCTACAATCTCGGTTCCAAGCGTGTCCGCCTCGACTGGAACAGGATCTACAACTACTTCCGGCGGTGGAGTAAAATCAGCCGTTTCTGGTGCAGCCAGTGTCGGTTCATCATCATTCCCATTCGGCACTTCTGGCGTTGATACGACAACACTTGCAGGAATTATGAAAGCTTCTGGATCTCCAATTAATGTGACAGTCAATGGCGCAATCGATGCCGAAGGCACGGCTCGCACAATCGTGAATGTGCTCAATGATTCCTTCTATCGTGGCACTGGCGGAGCCGGCGCACTTCAGGCCGTCTAATGACACAGTGGGCTCCAGAGTGGAAAGTCTTAATTGCAGGCATTGAATACACCGATGTCGTTCTAGCCAATCTTTCAATTACATCAGGGCGCACGAATATCTACACACAGGCTCAAGCCGGCTATTGCACTCTCAATCTCATAAATCTTAATCTTGGCACTATCACGGCCGAAATCAATGACGCAGTTTCAATCCAAGTCAAAGACACGGCCGGAGCTTACGTGCCAATCTTTGGCGGAAGCATTGTGGACGTCGCCGTGACAGTTTCACAGACTGGCTCAGTGGCAATTACTCAGGAAGTCACTATCACGGCTCTAGGAGCCCTCTCAAGGCTCCAAAAGGTCTTAACTCTGGGAGTCTTGTCTAAAGACTTTGACGGCGATCAGATTTACACAATCCTGGAAGATTTACTTGTTAATAATTGGAGCGAGGTTCCAGCAGCTATTACCTGGGCGACTTACACGCCAGCGACGCAGACGTGGGCTGATGCAGAAAATACAGGGCTAGGTGAGATAGATCGTCCAGGCAATTATGAGCTGGCAGCGCGTGGATCTAATCAGACGATTACGTGGAATCTGGTGGCCGACCTTGCGACTTCCGGACTTGGTTATATTTATGAAAATGCTCAAGGTCAGATTTCTTATGCCGACTCGACGCATCGTTCGACTTATTTAGCCACTAACGGCTATACAGATTTAGACGCTAATCAAGCTCTAGGCCGTGGAATTAAGATTCAGACTAAGGCCGGAGATATTCGCAACGATGTCTCTATCGTCTGGAAGTCTGGAACAGAGACGGCTACCGATGCAGCTTCAATCGCACTCTATGGAAAACTAGCGCAACAGATTACGACTTCGCTACAGCACGCAGCCGACGCAAGCGACCAAGCCGATTTCTATTTGACCCTAAGAGCCCAGCCACAGGCATTTCTAGAATCCATCACCTTCGCACTTACCAATCCGGAAGTCGATGATGCAGATCGTGACGCTCTTATAAATGTGTTTATGGGTCAGCCAATCTCACTTTCCAATCTGCCGGCTAATATGCAGTCAGGAAACTTCTTGGGATTCGTCGAGGGCTGGCGATTTCAAGCTTCTTTCAACGAGCTCTCAGTGACTCTTCTTGTCTCGCCACTTCCATTCTCACTCCAGGCGATGGAATGGCAAGATGTAAGTGTCGCTGAAACATTCAACACTCTTAGTCCTACACTTGACTACGCAGACGCGTTAGTCGTCAATTAAGGAGAAACGATGGCAAATCCAACTACCTATTTCGGCTGGGTCATGCCGACGAGCTCATCGCTCGTTACAAATCTCCCAGCAGATTTCAACACATTCGGCCAAGGCGTCGATACTTCGCTGCAAGATTTACTTGGTGGCACGACTGGTCAAGTCTTATCTAAGACAAGCGGAACGAATATGGACTTCACGTGGGTCACTCCTACGGATCAGACGCCGCTAACAACTAAGGGCGATCTATTTACTTTTAGCACAGTGGACGCACGCTTAGGCGTAGGCACAAATGGTCACGTTTTGACTGCAGATTCAACCGCTGCAACTGGATTAAAATGGGCAGCAGCAGCTGGCGGTGGCAAAGTCTTACAGGTTGTTTATGCTTCAACAAATAACGGAGCATCTACATCATCAGCAACTTTGGCAGATACTGGACTAACTGCAACCATTACACCATCATCTGCAACAAGTAAGATTTTAGTTATTTATACACAAAATGCTTGCGGAAAAAGTGCGACTAATGCTGCGGCTCGTATGACAATTGCGTTATTGCGTGGTGCAACTGTATTGCAATATAACACCGATGTAACAGCTTTTACTAATAGCGTTTCTACTTTAGATGTAGGCGTGGGTGCTTCAGCCACTTATCTAGATTCACCAGCAACAACATCAGCAACCACATACAAAACCCAATTTTTAAGCGAAGGTGGATTAGGAACACTTTATGTGCAAGATTCTTATGCTAATACATATAAATCTGCTTCAACAATCACGCTCATGGAAATAGGTGCATAATGGCTAAAGGTAGAGAAGTTATGGAAATGTTGATTCCAACTGGCGGTTGGGTCATTTATGGCGATGATTTCGATTCAATTCGTTATGATGATGGCGTAACGCCAATTACTAAAAAGCAATTTGATAATGGCTTTGCTCAGGTTGATGTTTTTAAGGCTGAGCAACAAGCAAAGGCCGAAGCCGATAAAGTGGCTGCACAGGCAAAACTTGAGGCACTTGGTTTAACTTCTGATGATTTGAAGGCACTTGGGCTCTGATGTATCCAGAAGGCACGGCCGCTCGGATCATCGAAGTCGCACTAGCCGAAGTCGGCACGGTCGAGACTGGCGATAATCTGACAAAGTACGGCAAATTTACAAAAGCCGATGGATTGCCCTGGTGCGGATCCTTCTGCAACTGGGTCTTTCACACCGCCGGCGTCAAGATTCCATCAATGGTTTCAACGGCTGCCGGAGCTCATAAGATGAAAGAGCTTGGACGCTGGATTGAAGATAAGCCGCAGCTTGGAGATCTATGCTTTATGGACTTTCCACACGATGGCATTGATCGCATCAGCCACATCGGAATTGTGGTCAAGGTAGGCCAGACAAGCGTGCTCTGTATCGAGGGCAATACTTCCGGCGGTGGAGATCAACGCAACGGCGGAATGGTGATGGTAAAGCGTCGCTATATTGGCAAGGAGATTGTTGGTTTCGCTAGGCCAAAGCTTGTTGCCTATGCTGGAGAATATCCAGTGGTCGAGCCACTTCCACAGGCAAAGCCGAAAAAGGAGAAAAAGAAATGAACGAATTGAAATCAGCAGGGGCATCATGGCTGCGCGCATCGATCTCGGCCGTTGCAGCTCTTTATATGTCTGGCATTACAGATCCAAAAGTTTTAATTAATGCTTTTGCGGCTGGGCTTTTAGCGCCAGCAGCAAAGTTTTTTAATCCAAAAGATGCATCATACGGACTCGGCAAGAAATAAGTGTGGCGGTGGATAGGGCTAGGCTTATTACTTCTGGCCTTATCTTCCTGCAATTTAGGCGACTCGGTTAGGTATGAGTGCCAAGTCTATGAAAACTGGGAGAAACCACAATGCCAAAAGCCAGCGTGCATCGCTACTGGAACTTGCACTGAAGACATCATTGGATCATTCTATCCAAAGGCCGGCCAGACGCCGTAGTCCAGAAGACGTCCATGCGCAGTTGATTCTTATTATTGGATCAACACTAGCTGCCGTATTTTTAATTGTGACGCTAGGAATTACATACGCGCTTATTTTTGTTACTCAGCCAATCGGTGGTCAAGCGCCAAACGACGCAGCTTTTATCGATCTACTTAAGACACTGGCCATCTTTTTGACTGGCTCACTTGGCGGCGTTTTAGCAGGTAACGGGCTTAAATCTAAATCAAAGCAAAGCGAGGACACGCCGAAAAATACGCTTAATCCTTGACCATCTTGGCCATCGATGTCACTCTATATCTGGGAGCATTCGACAAGGCTCCCACGGGAGCAAAAAATGACATCAGGTGAAATCGGTTTATTCTTGTTTATGTGTCTGGCCTGTATTCTTTGGTCGATTGTGAGCTATACAATGGGCTACAAAGAAGGCCACAAAGACGGCTATCAGCGAGGCAAGGCCGTTGGCCGTCACGCATCATCTCAGGCGGTGGCTAAGTGAGCTTCTTAG